TGGGGAGTGATTGAGGTAAATGACCTACAATTATTTTGTGAAGCACGCACTGGCAACTCTCCATTTTAGATTGCGTATAGGGGTGTGAGAGGTACACAATGCAGATTCAAGCAGTGACCATAGAGTTTGAGCACGATGCCAAATACATCACAGCATTCGGTGAGGGTGGCAAGGTCATCATTCGTTGCAACTTTGAACTTACCGACTGCACTGATGAGGAGCCTCTCCCGAAGTTCATCGAGAGGCACGGTGGTGTTCGCGCGACGGCCATCTACTTGCACGATTGCTTTAAGAGGTGGTGAGCGATGAGAATACTCTGCTTCGAAATCAAGTACGTAGGCCTCAGGCTGAATGCATGGCAGCAGATCGCACAGACTGGCGATAAGATAGGTGCGATCAAGGAGCTGCGAAATATGTCCAAGACATTCGTTGGCCTGAAAGAGGCCAAGGATGTAGTGGATGCCTATATGTACAAGCATCATATTCCGGTGAGGTATTAAGATGACCGACGTAGAAGTCCGCGATCATGACCTAGCCTGCCAGCTTCGTGAGGGCTACTGTTTAGGTGGCGTGTTCTATCACAACGCCTCGCTGCAGGATACCATAGATGCTTTGGCTCGTATTCGCACCGAGGCAGCAGAGAGGTTCTGTAAGCACTGTCAGGAGATGAGGCCAGCGCCTTGCAGCATCTTAATGCACAACAAGACGTGCACGCACAAGGACATCATCCTCGACAGGAGCAGTTAGATGACTCAGCCAAGTGTTTATATCAAGCTCGGAGGCCAGTACTTGATGAAGAGTCGCAAGCTGACCGATAAACGGAAGGATGCGGAAACTTGGCCCTCCCTCCAGCTCGCCGAGAGTTGGTGCAGGATGATGAACCAGACATATAAATGGAAAAGCTTCGACGAGGAGCATTATCGTGCTGTCATTGAGTGAGACGACTGTTGAGGATGCTTATTCTAGGCGAAGCAGCCAGCCATTACCCATTTTGATTGATATTCTCAGTCCAGAGCTCGAGTCACCCATTCGTGATGAGGCTCTAGGTACCTTCGTTGACATCGAAGTGTAAAGGAAGATGGAGGATGGTGACAAATGAGTGAGCATACGAGGGAGATGAAACTATGTCCATTTTGCGGAAGTAACGACATTCGCATGACTGAGACTTGCATGGACAACCCGGCCTATGCCTCCGTTTATATTGAGTGTCGTAAATGTCGTTCAGGGACACATAAACACATGCGCTCCGTGGTTGATGCGCTTGATTGGTGGAACACGCGAAATGGTGATTACTATGAAGATTATGTAAAGTCTGAGGAGCAGGTTCGCAAGCAGTTCGCCAATGCAAATATATTCATGATGAAGGCTGAAAAGGATGAAGCCGAGATAGCCAAACTCAAGGCCGAGCGGGACGAGTTACAGGGGAGATACGAAAGAGTTTCCCATGCGCTACGTCTTTATGGGTCGCAATCAGAAGAGGTTTTCCAGCTTGCCCATAAGCGCCCAGTGCCACCATCAATCGGCTCGATGTTGTGCAATATGACCGAGAGGCACTCTTGTGAAATGGCGAAGGCATTTACTCAAGACGAAATTACCCGCGGAGCTATTACCGACATTGCACTAAAGAAACAAGAGAGCAAGGAGTATTGGGAAGCTATCCATGCAGAGGCAGAGTCAATCATTGATCGGCGCGTTGAAACTCTAGGGTCGATAGAATGCGCCGACGATGCCAACCATCGCAAGGACATGCTTGATGGATGGTCGGCGTGGTTGCTGGCCAAGCGCGTGGTAGACAATCGCCGCGCCGCCATAGCCGAAAGCGAGCAGGGCTAGGATTTTTATACGGGTCTGGATAAGAGATGTTCGGTTGACAAACAACCGCATAACAAGTTATGCGGATAATTTGCAAGGAGGGGATATGGGTTGTTTTATCAGTTTACTGTGTCGGTTTTTTGGGCATAAAAAAGGGCAAACGTGGGGGCATCAAGGCGAGAACTCCGTATGTAAAAGGTGCAGAGTCGTGTATAAAAGCGGATCATCATATTACAAGCATCGTTCGTTTTCTGATGCATCTCAGTCGTGTGGCATTGGTGAGGCTATTTACAGGGCGGTTGATGTGTACAAAAAGTATGCAAAAACCCACACTATACCACTACAGAAAAGAGTGCCATTTTTAGACAGGTTGTCAAAGGATTGGATTATCCATGATGGCAGAGAAGCCTAACAACAGCTTCAACCTGACATAGCCGAAAGCGAGGAATGAGGATGGACTATAAACTTTGGGTGAGAGCATCCGACAATAAGAGCGAGGCCGAGATCACGGTGAGACTGCCTCGCCTACCCCTCGAGGTGATCTTCGATTTCATAAAGAGGCTGGCTGTAGTCGAGTGTGATGCTGTCGACTGCGGTAAAGGGAGGGAACCTATTACAGCAGTCGATAGCAATAGGGACTCCCACCTTCACTCCCAAGAGCTCGCCGAGAAGATCGAGCAAGATCTAAGAGCTGCAGAGGCGCGAGCGGAGGCGTCCTTCAACCTCGCACAGCTGTGGCAGCATCGATTAGAGCGCTATCCCGAGGTGGTAACTGAGCTGGTTCGCGGTTATGGAATTGATGTCAGTCAAAAGCAGATAACAAAATGGCTCATGGATAAGTTATCGTACGAAATAACTCTACCTGAGGAGGAGAGAGCAGCACTCCGCTGCCCCTCATGTTCCTGCGTCGTCGATGAGAGAGGACAGGGCAGTCACAGTGCTGCGGATTGCATCTTTATGCAGTTGGTGGATAAAGAACGTGCTGAGGCACGGACGATAAAAGAGCACCTCGCTCTGCGCGAAGCTCACATCACCCAACTTCTTCACGAGAGGCAGCTTCTCGAGGAGAAAGTTCGCAATGCTGCCAAGGCACTGCAGTGATGGTTACGATTACCACAACGACCGAGGTGCAGAAGACTGTCTGGGCATTGAATGGTGCAGACATCGAGGCAGCAATACGAAGGCAGTGGTGCATTCCACAGGATGCAACCTTCTACTGGAGTGATGATTATCTCGGCGTGAAGATTGTAGAGGTGGTGTGCAGGGAGGTGAAAGCGAATGACATGTCCAGCGTGTGACAACCATTGCAGCGAAGAGAGCTACAAAGTGCTTGGGGATATCACGAAGCTCGTATGGCGCTGTACGAAGTGCAGGGCTCGTTATATTTCTATTACGCCAACCACTGCCTCTCGTACTCCACTCGCAGCATCCGAGCCTAAGAGCAATCGCAATGAGGAAATCATAAAGCGCTGTCTCGCAGGCGAATCGAAAACAAGGCTCGCCAGCGAATATGGAATCACAAGAGCACGAGTGTACCAGATTCTTAAACGAGAGGAAGCGGCACATGGCGGATAAAAAGCTTCGGCGATATGGTCAGTGGGCAGGAAACCCAAAAGGCAAGTTGGAGGACGTGGAGTGCTGCGTTCAGCAAGTCTGGCCTCGTTGGCCTGATCGCTCGATGCTTCCATTCCAGTGTTCGCGAAAGCATGGCTACGGACCAGATGGAATGTATTGTAAGCAACACGCCAAACAACACGACACCTAATCAACGAGCATGGCTAGTCAGTTTTCAAATGGGCCACCAATTTGGTGGCCTTTACTTTTGACCACTAATATATGAGTTTCCCTATATAGGAAGCAGGTCAAAAAGTTTCATAATTTGGTGTTGTTTTAGCTGAAATAGGTTGACCACTAATGCAAGAGGATGTATGATGTATCTAAGGGTTAAGGAGGCAATCATGAAGGCAGTTATGAAGATGAATGGTGGTTCGCAGCGCATACACGAAATCGCCGCAGATGGCCACTATACCGTTACTGTGAACGAAGTCGTGGTCAAGGACGTGATGCTGAACGCCGAAGAGCTCGAAGAACAGCTTTTCGTGATTGAAGGCATGCTGAGCTGTGGCGCCCTTGAGATAGTGGAGGCCTGAGATGCCCAACGAGAAGCAGGAAGTGGGAGAGCTCGGTCGGCTTCTGGTCGAGTATGCCCAAGCCAAGCAGCTCCTTGAGAATGGCCGAATCGACTATGTGGGAGCCAAGTGCAACTACGAGATCGCAAAGGCCAACCTCGGCAAGAAACTGGTCGAGATGTGGGAGAGGGGAGAGCTCAACATAGCGCTCTGAGGTTCCACTTTAGTGTAACAAATAGGCCCAAAACTGGGCCTATTCTTTTGTGGTATTACCTGAAAAGATTCCAAATTATTTCGCCGAATTTGTGCTAAAACAGTTGACCACTAATGTGAAAGAGAGTATGCTCTTCTTAAGGGTTATGAAGGAGGCCAAAGATGACGAACAGGATAAACAAGGATGAGGCGATTGAGATGGATGTTGGCACTTACGTGGTGATCACTCGGAACAAGGTGAAGCAGGTGAGTTCCGGTTTCATCACCCACTTCGACGAGGATGGCTTCGCCGTTCATAGCAGTGGCGCTCGTATTGATCCGAGCATGAGCGATGGCCACATCGACCATGAAGTGACAATCATTCCGCTGCAGGAAGTGGTGGGAAGGTCATCCATGCTCGCGACGATCGAGATGGTGCAGGCTCGCTCCTACGCGCTTCGCATCGAGGATAAGATTCGGAGGCTGGGGAACGACGAGCTGGCGAAGATGCTGCCCGAGCTCAAGGCCCTCGCCGAAGAGATTGAAACGAGGATGGGGTTCTAACAGCAAGCGCGGCAGAGTTGCCGCGCCCTGTAAACCACCGATGCCGGATTCCAAGTTCCGGAGGCAGAAGAGTGAGGACAGGAGGCACCATGAGGCAGATGACGGCACAGCAAGTGATTGCAGCAGTGGCCAAGCAGATAGGACCGAACTGTAGGCCTCGCGATGTCATAGAGGCTCTGTGCTACAACTGTGTTATCGATGAAGTGAGGCAGCAGATTGAATGGCTCGACCAAGAGCGCAAAGGCATACTGAATATAGATAAAAAGTTATCTAATTAGCGCTAAAAAAGTTTCAGAATTTGTGCTCTTTTTAGCTGAAATATGTTGACCACTAATGTAGAAAGGTGTATACTCTTATTAAGGGTTAAGAAGGAGCACATATGAAGACCAAGAAAACGATCGAGCAGAGGGAAGTTGAGCTGAGGGCGATGAAGGCTGAGCTCGAGTCTCAGGAAGTTAAGCAGATCGGCAACATGGTTTATCCGACCAAAGCCCAGTGGGATATGATGTTCAAGTACACCAACGCGCTGAAACGCTATGCTAAGCTCATCGGCTACAACACCACGGCAGCCGAAGCCAAACTTTCTGGTAAAATTAGCTGAAATAATAGTTGACCACTATACCAAATTATGGTATAGTGGTCTTATCAAGAGTTGGAGGTGATGAAATGGTGCAGCTTAAGAAAGGCGACAAAGCACGAACCTGTTTTGGTGAGATTGTAACTGTGATGGAAGTTACTGAGTCGGCCGTGTACGTGTATGAGGGCTGTGGCAAGCATTACCATCCGACTAAGATCTGGGCGATAAAGAACGATCGCGAGGGTAAGTAAATGACGAAGAAAGAGAACAAAGGCAACTTCATCGGTCAGGTCGGTCAGCTGGAAGTTGGCGACATCCTGATTGGCCAGTTCGCTGGCTCGCCTTCCAACGAAGTCGTTCGTGTGACGAAGACCACCGCGACTCTCGATGACGGTTCAGTAGTCGATCGCGAAGTGCTCGGGCACAACGGCATCTACCAAGTTCACCTTCGCAGGAAGTTCCTCGGCGACATTCGCACTTGGAAGATTCGCCAGCTGTATTGAAGGGAAGAAACAGATGAGCCACACAGACTATCGCGGCGTCATAATCAATCGGAAGACTGGTGAATGTCGAGGTCTTGGCATAAACTGCTCCCTCGAGTTGGCACTCTACCACTGCCGGAAGCAGCAGAAGGGCTACGCCAGCGAAGACATCATGTTCGAGTGGGACGATAAGGAAGTCACGAAGAAAGAGTTCCTCAGCCACTTCTACTCTCGCAGTTCGCAGCCCGAAGAGCTGAGCACACCACCCATCTCTCGGTAGTATAGGGCAGAGAAGGAGACTCGATATGGCACCAGCAATCCAGTTGATCATCCAGATCGCTATTATGTTTCTCTGCTCCACCTTCTCCAACCAAACCAACACATCACCAATCCTACGCGTCCGGTACACCGAATCGGGAGCATATCCAAGTATCGTAGGCTGCGTGGAATTCCTGATTGAGAAAACTTCGCCCTGATGCAGCCTGAGGACAAAGGAAGAGCGTATGTATACTTTTGCTGAGATGCGACAGAAGATCGCAAGCGACCCGAGATGGTGCGAGAGAGCAATCCTCGCGATCTACAAAGGCCAGACGGCAAGCGAGAAGCAATCACAGACCACCCATATCGATAACGGTATCGGCTTCAACGGTGCCGACGCTACCATCCTCTCCAGTTTTGCCGAGCAGCTCCTGCAGGGAAAGCACCTCAGCGAGAAGCAGCTTCGCATCGGTTTCAAGAAGATTGTCAAGTACGCTGGCCAGCTCGCTGCCATCGCAGGCATCAAGATTGAGAAGATCAAAGGGCACAAGGGCCAGCTGTCATTATTCAAGTAGACCAACGCCTCGTTGAGGCGAGTATAATATCTGTGGAGGTAGATATGGTTCTAATCCCTGCCACTGAGGATGTCATTGAGGGCCCCGAAGTATCGTTCGGCGTTTTCCTTGACGAGTATGGACACTTCTGGTTCGCCACTCCTGCCAAGGAGCCGAAACCGGAAACAGCACAGGGCCCTTATCCGAGCGTGGTGAAAGCCATACAAGGTGCCAAGGACCACGTGCGCGATCTGCTCTTCGCCATCCAAGAGGAGAGGCGACTCGCAGGCGCTCGCAGCTATGGAGGTGCTCGGTGATACACGACACCACGAAACACTCGAAGGCCAACAGCAACGCAAAGCAGCTCGCTCGGCTCAACGATGTGCAGTCCATCAAGCGCGCCTTTCGCAGCCTGACGGAACCCATATCGGTCAAAGAGGCGTACGATCTTCTGCGCAGGTCGCAGTATGGTCACACGCGAGCGGTCGATCTGCTGAATGCGTGGCGCGACAAGGCCACCACGCCTCAGCTCGCGTACATGGATAAGGATGGCAGCATGGACCACGTCTGCTACCACGACATCGAGCTTCCCTCGCAATCGAGGAAAGGAAGGAAGACCACATGAACTACAGCTCCCGATATCTCAGCGACGCCGAGACTGGCAAGATGTTCAAGTGCGGAAACGAAACCGCACAGCGTCTGCTCAAGAGCCCCGACCGCTACAAGGAAGTCTCGGCGAAGGAGTACGACGACTTCCTCGACCACTCAAGCGAGATGTGCGCCATCGGCGATAGCATGAAGCGAGTCTACGGCAACGTGACGAAGCCTATCTTCGACCAGTTCGCGGCTCGCTGCACCGCGGAGGGAGTCGACCTCGGCTCGGCCTTCTCGGAGCTGATATACCAGTACGCGTGCGGCGCGCAGCTGACCCACGTCAAGCGCCACGCGAAGTCCACCGCGGCCGACTACCTCGGAGCCAAGCGCTCGTAGACCTCGGCACGATGCTACTCGTAGAGTGAGATATCTTTGGAGGGGAGGAGGAGACGGACATGACCACGAACCAGCCAGTGATGTGTGCGGTGAACAACTACGTCGGATTGAGCAACAATCAATCCCTCGGCCCCACCTGCACCTACGCGCTCGATGATGACGCGCGTGCCTACATCACCATGCTGAATGCTGCCGAGTGCCCTGTGTACGATGACCTTTCGTCCACTCCGCGCACGTGGTTTCCGCTTCACCTCCCCTTCATTCACACCAAGGTGCGCGGCCAGCGCGCAGTGAGCCAAATACTACCACGCCGCTTCTGGAGGAAGCACTCGTGGGGTTAGCGTAGCGTGCCTAAGGAGGCCTCATCGCCGTGGTGTGCGGCTCACATCATATTGATTGGTAGCCTGCTTGCAGGCTTGGCCCCCAAGATGGGGAGCCTAGATCAGGCATTCCAGTTCAGCTGCTGCCTGATCGTTTTTTTTTGTAGGTGTAGCTCAGCTGGCAGAGCTTCTGCCTTCCAAGCAGAATGTCGAGGGTTCAAATCCCTCCACCTACTTTATGGCGTTCGTCGAACGCTCGACCAGCTTGGTAGGCTCAACCATAAGAGCTCGGGATGGAGTGGATGGAGGTAGCTGCTTTAGGGATAGAGTAGCATGCCACGATCTTTGTTTCACGCTTGAGGCCAGTCACTCTCCGGTGGCTGGCCTCTTTTATGCTCAACGATTCCACTAGATGAGAACACCTGTATAGGAAAGAGAAAGGAAATCAACATGCCCATCCTTCGTGTTATCAGACTTCCCAAAACCGTTCCGTACTGGCGCTTCAAAGAGGAGCATACGCGTCGTTGTGATGCAGAAGATCGCGTACGCAAGCTCGAGAAGCAGTTGGCTGAGGCTCGTGGCTATCACATCACGCGCTCCGACGAAGAGCTCTGTACGATCGCAGAGAGCGTATGAAGACCGACGACGAGATCTACTGTGCATACTGCGATGATGCAAATATAGCTGAGCCATACAGGGTGGTGTTTCGTCACAAAGTGAGAGACACATTCGCCTTTCAGCTGTTTCAGCTCAGAGTGAGGTGGTGTGAATTCTGCACCACCTGCATCGAAGAGATCAAATCGATATGGAGGAAAAGATGAGGGCTGCGCATATAAATACCGCAGAGCTGGACACCCTCGGTGTTCGCTGCATTGATCGTGCAGTTGAGCTACTTGGTGGTGGCTGTCCGACACTTGAGCAATCGCTACTCGAGATGAAGGAAGATCTACTGACTCTGGTTGAGCGAGTGAAGCGAGTAAACGAAGCGCTTCGTCTCGAGGCCGAAGAGAGAGCCAAGCGAGCGACATCGGACTGGGACATCCGCATGATGGAGCTCCTCGATGAGGTACCACACGACCAGAAGGTGTGGTTCATCAAGGACGATGGCAGGTGCCTCACTCGGGTGAATCGCGGTTTCAGCATCACCGAGCTTCTCGGCATCAGCAACCTCATCAACATCACACTGACTGGTATTCTGGATAGCGAGTACAAGCAGCACTTGAAGGAAGTTCGCAGCTTCGTTGTCACCCTCGAGCAGCCGAAAGAGGAAAAGAAGGAAGAGGAGCAGACCGATGGACAATGCTAAGCATATCAAGCTACTCATCGTCATCTTCATCGTCGGCTTCATCATCTGTCCTCTGGCAGCCTTCGTCGCCAACCAGAGAACCAACATGGTGCTCAGCGCCGACACTCTGATTCTGGAAGGTGATAAACCCGAGATACTCATCTTCAAGGAGACCTACGTCGACGACTACCTTCGCGGTGGCACGTCGCTGCTCGTCGAGTACTCGGTGAACGGTATCGTGCAGAATGCTCTCTTCTCAATAGATGAGCACGATGCCTACCTCGCCCTGATCGATCACCTCGAAGCTGTGGGAAGGTTGAAGCGCGTTACGCCTTGACGTCTGCATGTGACCTACATGAATCTCAATATACCGTAGGAGGTAGAGATGGCTTTAAGAAGCGACGAGGAAGGCACCATCGAGATCGGAACTGACGACGCCTTCGATTTGCCCTGTCACATCCCTGTGAATCTGTTCGAGGTGCTGGAGCTCGGCAGTCTGCTGGTGGCACGCGTCGAAGAGCAGAAGACAGTGGATAAGAGGAATGGCTCCAAGCTCGTGCTGAGCGCCTTACACTTCGCCTCGTCTTCCGAGGAGAGGCAGAGTAGCAATACTCAGGTGACTCATCCGAAGCACTACAACCAAGTCCCAGGCATTGAGTGCATCGACGTCGTTCGCTGGTTCAACTTCAATCGCGGTAACGCTCTCAAGTACCTGTGGCGTGCTGGCGAGAAAGAGCCTACGAAAGAAATTCAAGATCTCGAGAAGGCGATGTTCTACATACGCGACGAGATCGAACGACTGCAGAAGATGAATCACGAGGCATCGAAATGAGCATTCGCAATCAACCTACCAAGGCGATCGATGCTGAGCAGGAGACCTGCGATCGCTGCCCATCTCGCTGTGTGTTGCGTATACAACCTAACGCAGAGTGCTTCGAGCCACCCGAGGAGATGGTGGAGAGCGTAAAACAGCTTCATCTCTTCTCGGAGGAGGACTACCACCGTGGCTAGTAATTCAAGAATGGTGCGCGATAGACGTGGTGTCGTGTACCAGAGGAGTGGAGACGGACTTCGTCGCATAGGCCGAGTCGTTCTCGTTGGTGGTGAGGGCCAAGAACCGCAGCAGCGCGTTGCTCCCGATAGCAATGCACAACTCCCCGCAAACAAGAAGGAGCGGAGGAAGATGAGGCAGGGCCTCCCTTACCGGACAAAGGGAGGAGAGCAAGCATGAAGCGACTGATTATGTTCACAGCACCTTGGTGTAAGGTGTGCCCCATCGTGCATCCGATTGCCGAAGAGGTGTCGAAGGAGCAGGGAATCGAGTTTTCCCTGATAGATGCTGGTACGGAAGAGGGTGCAGAGCAATCAGTCATCCACAGCATAATGAGCCTCCCTACCCTCATCCTGTTTAAGGATGGCGCTGAGGTGGCTCGTCGCAGTAACCTTATTTCAAAAGCCGACCTTACCAAGCTCGTCAAGCTCGTTTGACTTTGCCATCCACCCTGCTGTATAGTTCACCGTGTTGGAGGCAACACATGAAAATGAACAAGAGAGATACAGCACAGCGAATTCATACGCAGGGTGGTGCTTGCAAAGGTGTGCTCTGTGCCGACTGCTTCGCCTATGAGTCGGTGCACTGCAGCGATAAACTCGACTTAACCCCAAGCATGACAAATCCTGGCCTCCGCAAGCTCGCTGCTGACTACCTCCGCATGCCGAAGAAGACGAAGCAGGAGCACGAACCGAGCGCTCCGAAGACCAAACGCAACCTCAATCTGCCAGAGGTGAGTCTCTTCGTCGATGATAGGCAGCGTTTCGCTGTCGGCGTCGTTGATCATATCATAGGCAATAGGATTTACAGGCAGGGCGACTTGCATCCGTACGTGCGTTGCATCACGCTTTTCGACAAGAGTGAGGTGCAGAAGGTCGCATCGCAGCTAGTCGACAGCCTTCTGTAGGCCTCGTATGGCTGTTTCGACCACATCACGCTTTCGCTATTCAGCGAGAGAGCTGGAGATAGTAGCACATCAGCCTCACGTACTCGGGTGGATTGCAGGTCGCGATCGCCTAACACCTCTACATTCGGAGTGGATTCACTATGCTTGGGCCAGTAACCTTGAAAGAGCATTGCAAGCTCATCGCGGTTCTTTCAAGACGACTAGTGTGGATGTCGTCGGTTCGGTGTGGTGGCTGCTATTTCATCCGAACGACCGCATTGCTATTATACGAAAGACCTTCTCCGATGCTGCTAAGATCGTCGCAGCCATTGCGAAGGTGTTTGAGTTGCAGGAAGTGCGTGAGTTGTTTCTCCTTGCACATGGTTTTATGCCAAAGGCGACTACCAATCGTAATGGACAGCTCACTTTCAACTTCAAGAGGACTGCAACACCCGAAGGTTCCATTACAGCGCATGGGCTCGATGGCTCTCTTACTGGTACGCACTACGATAAGATACTGTGCGACGACTTTGTGACACTGAAAGATCGCATAAGTAGAGCAGAGCGTGAGTTTACCAAAGAGATGGTTCGCGAGATTGGCACTAATATCATCGATCCAGGCCACGGAGTCACGTGGATGGGTACGCCTTGGGCTTCTGACGATGCGTGGTCCATACTGCAGTGTCCCATTTTGCGCTATCCTCTTGCGAAGTGCAATCTCTTAACACCCGAAGAGATTGAACGGAAGAGGAAGACCACCACCCCCTTCCTATTCTCAGCGAACTACGAACTGGAGTTGAAGACTGACAGCAATATGCTTTTCAATGATCCGGTGTATGGTAAGTGGGAGAGGCCACCTGATGGTTCCTACGCACACCTCGATGCTGCATTCGATGGCGATCACACCTGTGCATTTACTATTATGTCTGATCATCCAACGCAAAAGGGCAAGAAGCAGGCGATGGGCTTCGTATATCCTGGGAATGTGAAGGATTGGATACCGCAAATTGTAAAGCTCTGCCAGCGATACAGAGTGATTGCTCTTTACAACGAGACCAACCCCGATAAGGGATACACAGCAGACAGCATTCGTGCTCGTGGCGTTGTGGTTCGCACCTACGCTGAGCGGCAGAATAAGCACATAAAGATAAGCACGTATCTCTATAATGACTGGCAGAGTATAATTTGGGATGATAGCACCGACCCCGAGTACATGGCTCAGGTCGTCGATTACAGAGAGGGGCAGGAGCCTGATGATGCGCCAGATAGCGCTGCTTCACTCCTGCGACAGGTGTACAGTGGCGATGCCATTCTGGATACACTATATCGAATGTAAGGAGAAGCATAATGGCAGAAGAGAAGAAGAGTGGTGTGCGTAACATATCACCTTTCCGAGTGGATGGGTGGAACAATTTCGTAGCAGGCATCGGCGGCACGATGGACAAGCGCAAGGAGACTCAGCCAGGCTCGTTCGTCAGACTGACTGATATTGAGCTTTCCAGCGCGTACCTTGGCGATGGCTTCTCTCGCAACATCGTCGACATGCCTGCCGATGACATGACACGTGAGTGGATAAAGATAGAGAATGACCCCGAGAGCGTCATCCTCAACAAGCTGCAGGACCTTCGCGCAGAGACTGCCTTCAACGAAGCTCTCAAGTGGGCAAGACTGTATCGTGGTGGCTTCATAATGATTGGAGCCATGGATGGCAAAGAGGTAGATGAGCCTCTTGTCTTGCGAAAGGGGCAGGACATCGAGTATCTGTACGTTGGCGATGCCGCGATGATCAATCTTGGTCAGTGCGAAGTCGACAACGACACCAAGTCCAAGATGTTTGGCAAGGTGCTTCGCTATTCCATCACCTTCCAGCCTCGCGCTGGCGTGTCCTCCTCGCAGACGAAGATGGTGCACCACAGTCGCATCCTTCCTTTCTTCGGTGACCCTGCACCTCGTCATGGCGCCACTATCGACATGGAGACTCGCTTCTGGGGTACCTCGGCTCTGCAGTCTGCGTGGGATAGGCTGGCTGACTACGATGGTATCACCGCCAGCGTCGCCAATCTGATGTACGAGCTGATCATCTCGATATACAAGTTCGAGGGCCTTGGCAGACTACTCAGTCAGAAGGGTGGTGAGGGCTCACTGCAGAACAGAGTCGAGATCATCAACCTGACGAAGAGTATCATCAACGGAGTGATACTGGATGCCAACGAAGGTTACGAGCGCAACGTGGCTTCGCTCACTGGTATTCCTGAAATCATCGATCGCTTCATGATGGCGCTGTCTGGTGTTTCCCGCATTCCGGTGACTCGTCTTTTCGGTCGCTCACCTGCAGGAATGAATTCGACTGGGCAGTCCGACATGGACACCTACTACGACTCGATTAAGGCGAACCAGAAGAACGATCTGCAGCCTCAGCTCCAGACTCTCGTCGATCTCCTCGCAACGGCGTACGGAGTGGCTGGCGATGATCACGCGATCAAGTTCAATCCACTGACTCAGGTGTCGCCGAAAGAGAAGGCAGAGACCAACAAACTTGATGCCGAAGCATTCAAGACGCTTACCGATGGTCTCAACACCATGCTCACTGGTGGTGTAATCGACGCACCGACGTTCGAGAAGCTCCTTAAGGCTGCCACCTTCATGACGAATCCCGAGATCAGTGGACTGCTTGAGGAGTAGGCAGTGAGTGCATTCGTCGATCTCCGCAGTTTGGCGAAACTCAAAAGGCAGAAGATGACTCCTGCCGCACTCAAGTCCTCTCGGATGGCTCGCCCTAAGACTTGGCTCTATCCTCATGCTGTTGAAAAGCATTATGTGAAGAGTCTTCTCGATCTAATCGACAGGCTTGCCAAAGCTGCTGAGAACGAAATCCTCAGGCAGATGAATCGGTGGCAGTTGCAGGCAGGGACACGAGCTGATGGTTGGCCTGAGGAGGTTGCAGCACTCTCTGGTGTTCTCGAAACTGTAATGGCGGACTTCATAACAGGTGGAGGCACGACAGAGAGTGCTGTCGGCAAGCTGATATCCAATGTCGGTTACGAGACCTACCTGTTTAATCGATCTCAATGGGGCAAGACGACCGCAGCCATTACTGGATTCGAGTATGAGACGCCGGAAGCTTGGTGGTCCGATGCATCGAAAGCGTGGGCGCAGGAGAACTTCGGCCTCATCAAGAATGCCTCGAGCCAGTTTATCGGCAACGTCAACGAATTGACTCTGCGAGCTGTTCGTACTGGCATGACTCCCGAGCAGCTTAAGGAAGAGATTGCTGCGCTGACGAAGAAGTATGCAGGCCGAGCAGCTCTCATCGCAGTCGACCAGATAGGAAAACTGAACGGTCAGCTAACAAAGCAGCGTCAGGTGGAAGGTGGCATCGACGTCTATGTGTGGCAGACTGCTCGCGATGAGAGAGTACGTGGTCGCCCAGGCGGAACGAGCCCCAATGCCATCCCCTCGCATTGGGAGATGGAAGGAATGTACTGCAAGTGGAGCGACAGCTCGGTGTATGCAGACCCTGATGTGGATGTTGTGCGGGACGAGAAGCGCGGCGAGATTATTTCGATCAACTGGAAACCTCGCAACGCTCTGATGCCCCTCTCAATCCCAGGCGAGGCCATTCGCTGTCGATGCACTGCTGCTCCTGTTTGGGAGTCATTCCTTTCTCCTATCGATCAGGAGATTGTGCAGGAGCGCATAACGCCTCTTGCTGCACCGAAGGCACCTGCATCGCCTATCGTACCTCTCGAGTTCCCCGATTCGGCAAGACAGTTTGCGGAGTATGTGGATAAGAAGTATCCGAAGCTACTTACCGATCCCTACGTAGAGGCAGCTAAGATTTACAGTGGCTCGAGCTACGAAGCCATCAATCGTGCTCTGCTATCGGGCAAACCTCTCAGCAGAACCAAGAAAGAGATCGTAGAGAAGATCGCAAAGTTCATCGATAACAACAAACTCAAAGAGCCCCTTAAGCTGTATCGTGGTATGACACTGAAGGGCAAGCGACCTGCAGTGGGCGCTACTATCGACTTCGCAAACTTCGCATCGTTCTCCACCAAGCCAGGCGTTGCTGCTAATTTTGCAGGCGTAGGCACCACATCCTACATTCTCGAATTCGTAGCTCCTGCAGGTTCTCGCTTCACACCACTCGTTACAGTGTCGCACTTTGCAAACGAGTCGGAGGTGCTAGGAGCGATGGGGCAGAGTTTCCGTGTTAAAGAGGTGGTCAAGAATGCAGTCACAGGCAGGACCCATCTCATCTTAGAGCTGGTATAGGGAAGAGAGGTAGACTATGGCAACCAAGAAGGAAGAAAAGAAGCAGATGACCGAGCAGGAGGAGCTCGAGATGGACCCTCCGTTCGGTGACCCAAATGGTTTTTCAAAGTTTGGCTCGTCGGAGGGCATCACGATTACTAATCCGGAGGAAGACGAATGAACGTCAGCGATAATCTACTTCGCCACGTTAAAGGAGAACTCGAAAAGCTTGAATATGGTTCGGTTACCATCGAAGTGGTTGGGGGGAAGTCGATGGATGTGATCACGCAGGTGCGGAAGCGTTTCCCTTCTCGTAGTTGTGAAGAGGAGACCACCTCAGGCAAGCACCCTCTCGTTTCGGAGCATGTACCGCACAACGGATAAGAGCTGTTGACTGCTTCGCGCTGGAGCAGTGATTGTTAGTATGTCGGTCGAGCGAAAACGCAAGCCGCAAATCTGCCGCAAGGTGGGTTTGCGGCTTTCCCTTTTAGGGCAAAGGAGTGAACTATGGCGAATCCGAATATAGTGACTTGCCCTGCTAATGAGTGGACGCTCGTGGCTGCTGGTGTCATCAACGGTATCATCCATCGTATGGCGCAGGATGCTAGCTATCTGCAGACTTACCGCACAGCCAATGACGCAGCTCCAGCCAGTAGCGAAGAGGGTGTGCCCCTTTTCGATGATAGCTCAACTGCCGAAATTGCGGCATCCAACACCATCGATGTTTATGTCAAAGCAATCGGTACCACTGGCTCCGTGAGAGTCGACTTATGATAAGAAAGATTGAAGGTCGCGAGATTATCGGGAATCGCTCCTCCCCGAAGCAGCCCGAAGCAACCAGTCTACTCGACTTCCTCGACCTGAATCTACTCGCTGGTGCTGCAATGCAGGAGGGTCGTCTCGCATGGAATGAGACTGACCACACCCTGAATGTTGGTATGGAAGGCGGTAATGTTGTTCTGCAGGTTGGGCAGGAGATGCTCGCTCGCGTTCACAACGTCTCAGGTGCCACCATACTTAACGGAATGATCGTCTATGTGTTTGGTGCCACTGGTCAGACGCCAACAGTGAAGCCTGCTTCGGCTTCCAACTATGACGAGACGATTCGCACGATAGCGATGGCGACCGAAGATATAGCAAATAATGGATTTGGATACGTGAACACCTTTGGCATCGTTCGTGATTTAGACACAGATGGTATTGCTGAGGGCGCCATTTTATATCTCGGAGAGGGTGGAGCCTTCACAGCCACCGAGCCTGTATATCCTTTGAATCGAATGGCGATTGGTGTGTGCCTTTATGAGAATGCGAACAATGGCAAGGTGTTCTTCAACGCCAAGATGATATACAGGAAGTTTGGAACGCCAGGCGCAGCTGGTCCTCACTACACAGGCTTCGATGATAAAGGACACCAGAGGATGTATGGTGATGCGCGTCCGTTCCGTGACGAGCTCGGTGATGCATTGGCGCTTAAGGTGCGGGGTACTGGGATCTCAACGAACACTGCCGAGAGCACACAGGACTTCGCCACGAACGCAGACCTGAGCGACTATTTGTTTGCGAATGTGCAGCTGAATCACGATCGCGACCTGACTGCAGTAATTAAGCCACACATTCACTTCTTTCAGTCGGATGCTGATATGCCGAACTTCCTTCTGTGGTACAGATGGCAGCTGAATGGTGGAGCAAAGACAACAGCATGGACAAGTTTGAAGTGCAATACTGCAGCTTTCACCTACGTATCGGGCACTCTGCACCAGATTGCAAATACGATCGCAGGCATTACACCTCCTGTTAATACAGTGCTCTCAGATATTGTGCAGTTCCGAGTTTTTCGCGACAATGCGAACACCTCTGGCCTGTTTGCTGGTGCCGATGCCCACGCTGGTTCGGTTGGCGTGCTCTCCTTCGACGTTCATCTCCAGCTCAACAGTGTTGGTTCCGATGAAGAGTATGTTAAGTGATAATCCTGCTGCGTGTTGCGACCTACGCACGTATCGGTGATAGTGAATACGACGTTTAAGAAGAAAGGAGGAAAGTGATATGGCAGTTAAGAAGACCTGCCCCGAATGTGGAGCAGAGTACGAAGCCGAGGAAGGCATGACGTCCTGCGATGAATGCTCGCGGAAGACGAAGATGAAGAACGACAAGAGCACCAAAACTCAAGTCAATCGCATCGACATGTACGAGAGCGAAGAGCGCTGGATGACACGTCCGTTCGAAAGAACACCCGAAGGCTTCTTGAAAGGTCGTGCGATCGTCACGAGCATTGGCGTATTCCAGTACCTCGATGCGAGTGGGGAGATGCACGGCGAACTGCGCCATCCTGATGATGTGTTCGATGGAGCTTCACTCGAGTCTCTCAAGATGAAGCCCCTGACCAACGATCATCCGACGTCCATCGTGACGCCGGAGAACATCAAAGAGCTTACGGTTGGCAATCTCGGCTCCAATCCTTCGTTCACGAAGCAGCTGAACAATCCTGGCGGCAGCTGGAACAGGGACGATGAGATAACGGATGGTCAGCATGTTGCAATCGACATGGTGATCAATGAGCCCGAGGCCATCAAGAGCGTGTTGGAGGGCAAGCGTTCGCTATCGTGTGGCTACACTTGCGACCTCGAGCAGGCTCCTGAGGGTGCTGTGTATCTCGGAATGCCCTACAAGTACATCCAGAAGAACATCCGCTACAACCATGTGGCGATTGTCGATCGGGCGAGAGCAGGAGATACTGCTCGTATACGGATGGACAGTGCCGACTGCGCACTCCATATAGACAAGACGATTCCCCTTAAGGAGGAGGAAGCCATGAAGACCATTAAGATCGATGGCGTGGACTATCAGGCCGAGGCTCGCGTGATCGAGAACCTCACCAAGGCCGAAGAGCGCGCCGACGGTCTCCAGAGCGAACTGACTCGGATCAAGGCCGCGCAGTCGACGCTGGAAGCCGAACGGGACACGGCGAAGGCTCGTGTCGATCAGCTCGAGACCGAACTCAAGACCAAGATGGACGCCTCGTCCATTCAGGCTGCCGTCGCCAAGCGCCTCACCCTCGAGCGCGCTGCCGCTGACGCGAAGGTCGATTTCAAGGCCGACGAGAGCGATCTCGACATCCAGAAGAAGGTCATCCAGAAGGCCTTCCCGAAGATGGACCTGAAAGACCGTGACGCTGGCTACGTGGCCGCGGCGTTCGATTCGGCCCTGCAGACCATCGAGAAGTCCGACAACGCCGACGCTGACAAGCGCCAGCTGACCGCGGACAGCACCGACACCACCAACACCACGGCGAAGGACGAAGAGAAGTTCGACGCTGCCGCTGCTCGCCAGCGGATGGTGGACGACCTCACCAAGCGGAAGGAGTAACAGATGAGCGCCTACAACGAACAGGATTCCGGTTTCGCCGGACTCGGCTACGGCATCGACAAGCGCGTCGAGACCGCCAAGTGCGGAGAGTCCGCTGGCACCGACTTCGGCCCGGCCTCTAATACCAATCCAACCCTGCCGACCCAAAGCCGGGAGTAAAGGACG